GATGATCGAGAAACCATCAAGCCAGGTTTAGAGCCTGTATCAGCAGACTCTCGGCGTCAATTCAAGAAGTAATAAGTATTATTGTANAACAACAATAATATTTCTAATTAGGTTTGGTAGTTGTCCTTAACAATTACCACCATTGTATAACATTTGAAAGGCAACGCAATGACTAAGAAATTAGAACCATCACCTTGGGACTCAGATCNCCCAACCCCGGATGAAACCCCGACCCCGGCACCAACTCGANGAGCCGCCCGGCCTGCTCCAGCACCGGCCGTGCAGGANGAACCCCTTTACGATCTAGAAGGTCTAATGACTGACTTCCCAACAGCAAAAGAATTGGAAAAGTTTGTATACGATCAAACCGGCACCGTGCTTAACCTAAAAGGCCGTTCAAATAAGTTTAAGTATCAAACGGCTATGGATGTGCTCAATGGTATTCAACCTGAAGAATATATGCTAGGTAGTGAAAATCCTTACCTGGATAAAAATGATTTAATTCCTGTTGACACTTTAAAAACTTTGCCAGCACGTCCAGCAGAAGTACAAGGACAACAATGTGTAGCAAGTTTTATCTCAAAAACATTCCAGCATCCAGATAGCGAATGGGCCAGTCAAGGGCAAAAATGTGAAGTGGTATTTCGCAAATACATCAACAACGTGATCACATATGAAATTATTGGTCCCATATCAACTCGTGCTGTAGGCACACGTGTCAACAAGTTNGGNAAAGAAGTTCCTGAAAAGTATACCTGGGTAGATCCTAGAACAGGCGAGCAGACAATCCGTCGAGAGAATGGTAGTTATACTCCTGTTGGCACACGCTTACGTGCCAAGATGCAGTCGGCCAAGATCAACAAATCTGACTATTGGACCATATGGATCGATCGTGAATTTGTCATTGCCGATGGGCAGAATTCCATTGATAATCCTTGGGGAAATCAACTCTAATGGATCAGGTACAACAATCGCAACTTGTTGCTGATACTAGGATCCTGCAGAAAGTAAATGCTCACCACCGTGATGCGTTTCTTGTCAAGTATCCTGGACAGGTTGAACATTGTCTNAGACTCACTATGGAACGCTTGCAAGCAGGACTCGACAAGCGTGACGGGTGTGACATTGCTGATCCTGCAACCTGGCGTCTGAGCACAGTAGAGTTGCAAGAACTTGCCAACACAGCATATCTCCTAAACGAAATCCGTCGAGGATTCTAAATGATTGACCCAGCGTTATTAATGCGTCGGGCCATAAGATATGTCTGTGATCAAAATGGCCTGCGTCCTGACACCATNNACCAAATGCCCTTTGAACCCAGACAACGGTTTGAAGAATTGGTAATTGCTGTTGCGGATGATATGCGTTATAACCAACTCCGATACTTTCGTCCCTTTGATCATCAAANGCGATTCTTTGCCACCGGTGCTAGTGAACGTAGAGGCATACTAGCCGCTAACCGAATTGGTAAAACTGTAAGTACCTGCTACGAAACAGCAATGCATCTTACCGGCCTATATCCCGAGTGGTGGCCTGAATCAGCACGACGTTTTACCAAACCCGTTACTGTTATGGTAGCCGGCGAAGGTTGGAGTCAGGTTGCTATGGTTCTACAAAATGAATTACTAGGCACACAAGACGTTAAGATTCGAGAACAATTAGGTACCGGTGCTATTCCACGTGACCTAATCAATTTTGACACTATGCGATCGGATGGTGCTAACTGTTTGGGAGTAGAGATTCGACACGCATCGGGTTCAAACAGTTATCTAGTATTTGCCAACTACACACAAGAAGTAAGACAAATGCAAGGTTTTAAACTCACCCTGGCCGTATTCGATGAACAGCCGCCCGATGACTTCTTCTCAGAGATTGTTACTCGAACAGCGACAACCCAAGGTCAAGTTCTATGTTCATTTACTCCTTTAAAAGGCTTAAATGGCTTGGTGTCAAAATTTTGGCACCACGAAGAAGGTTATGAGCACATCCGCGTCAGTTGGGATGACGTGCCCGAATATGATCCCTGGGGTGAGCCATTTTTATTAAACTCAACAAGACAACAACTTGAACGCGACTACTTGCCACACGAACGTGATGCTCGTCGTAATGGTGTTCCGGTTATGGGTAAAGGTGCTGTGTTTCAAATACGCTCGTGGCCCACGTATCGAACAGGTGATTACGATTTTCGTAATACTCGTGGCCTACATCGCATTATTGCTTTGGACTTGGGCCTGGTCAATGATAAGACTGTTATTAGTCTCATATATTGGGATCCAGATAATCAAGAAGCCTGGTTGCATACACAAATTTGTGTTAAAGGCACAGAAGAAGCCAATCCTGTCAATTGGATCCAACACCTAATGCGTCCTGAAGTGTTTGGCACTCCTATTGTGTTACCGCCAGATGCTGGTACAGTGGGTCGTTATACTATGAGTGCATTAAGTATTCGGCAGTTGTTTGAACAGTATGAATTAAATGTATATCCTGATCCTGTACGCAATCCTCCTGATGCTGAAGGACGAACTACCAATCATAAAGCATTTGGTATTAATACTATGCGGCAAATGTTGGAACTAGGCACACTACACGTTAATGAAAATTGTGTAGAATTCTTACGTGAAGCACAAAACTATTATGTAGATGAACGGGGTCGCTTTAGTGATCCAGATGATTGCATCGATAGTGCCCGCTATGCATTACTAGGATGCTTAAACGGTTGGGCTGAACCCTGGGATGATCGTAGTCCACAACAGCGTTTTGCGGCCGCAAAGCATCAAATGAAGTTAATACAAGCACACAAGAAGAATGATCAAGATCGTCCANTTTGGAAACGATCGTGGTCAGCCGATGGTGGTGTAATGTGACACTAAATAGTATAATAAATCAGGAATAATCCCTTATGTTAGATTTAAAAAACGTAGTTATATCAAACTTAAATGGCCACTCGGGAATGATGGCTCGCTTTGTAAAAATGAAATCCTTATTGGATCAAAAGTGTGCGGCCAACTTACGTTTATTAGCAACCAAGAACAATATCAACAGAATTAGTGATTATCACTATCTAAACCTAGCAGTAACCAATTCAACAGATCCCGTTAACGGCATTGATTATATTCACCCAGTGGTTAAACCTGTGGTTGATTATGCTACTAGTGTTATTACCAAAGGTATTGCACAAAACGGTGAGATTAATTTTGAATTCATTGCTGACAATGAAGATGATGATGCAGCCGCACGTCAGGCTACCAATATGGTCCACAAGTTGATCAATCAAAACAATGATCCACACACAATCCTACAGCATTGGGTAATGGATGCTTGTCTACACAAGAATGGCGAAATGCTGATCAGTCCGATGCGTGAAAGTTTTGTACGTTATGTAACTACAACAGGCACCGCAGACCAATTGGCCGCATTTGAACAACAGGCACGTGAAGCCGGATTAACTTATAAGCGTCGTAGTCGTCGTAAAAAGTCAATTGATATGGCACAAGTAGCCAAAGAAACTGGCGACTTTGTCAATGGTTTATCGCGAGCACAAGCAGATGAAGAACTAAACCAACGCATTGAAAATGCCCTGCTTGGAGCAGAAGGTACATTTGATGAAATGGGCGAACAGCCAGCCAATGTAGAATTACGTGATGGTGAAGATACTGTCAATGACAGTATTAATCGCAACACTTTATATGAAGCCGAATATAAACTAACAGGCTACAACCTAAACATCAAGTTTCGACCTATTGCACAACATTATTGGATGTGTGATCCTACAGTTATTGATATCCAAGAACAGCCATTCTGTGGATTTTACAAACCAATGTCAATACAGGAAGCCACTGAATTGTATCCGGATATTGACCTAGAGGAATTTAAAGTATATGCTGAATATAGCAACGTTGGATCGTACCAGGCTGGTAGTTTGCTTAACAATTTGGCGTTACACGCTCGTGATAGCGTTCCTATCAATGGATTACCCGCCCAAGGATACTCGGCCCAGGAGCCGGAAGCACGTCAGGTTACTGTCTTAACAGTTTGGAATCGTTATGATATCGATGGCGATGGCGAGTTGGAACTTATTGAATTAATCTATTCTGGACAATATGTTATCAGTGCTAGAGAAGTAGAATTTATTCCTGTAGCCAATATGTGTCCAAAGCCACTGGCACAAAACTTCTACGGTATGGCTATTGCTGAATCAGTTGTTCCTATGCAGGAATATATGACTTCAGGTTATCGTGCTGAATTATTAACTGGCNTGTTACAAAGTACTCCACGTATGGGTGTTAAACCAGATAAAGTGGATTTCGAACAAATACAAGACGGTGAAGCCGCAATCTTTATTTTGGACAGCAAATTTAATCCAGCAACTGACATTTACGCAATGCCAATTCCACAAGGTAATCCAACTTTCTTAGACAACACTATGAGCCGTATGCAACAAGACTCAATGGCTATGGTTGGAATGACAAGTCCGCAAGACGTATTCAATCCNGAAGTTATGGATCCAGGTAATTCTGGTGCTAAACTAAATCTAGCCCTAAGTCCTAATCAGATTATTCAAGACAATACTGTTAAGAACTGTGCTGAAGGCCTAAAAGATGCTATTTGGTTAGTATGGCGTACCTTAGTTGCCTATGGAGATGATTATGGTGTTAAAAAACTAGCACAAGAATATCATCCCGATAAACAACCTGTTATGATTGATTATCAAAGTTTTGATGATATGAATTTTAACGAACGTAAAACTATTCATATTGATCTAGCCCTAGGAATGAAATCGGAAGAAAACAGTTTACAACGTTTACAAATTATTAAACAGGCACAAACACAACTAACCGGTGAAATTACAACAGGTGTTGCGTCAGGTGCATTAACTCCAGCGGCATTTAAGAAAATGCGTAAACCATATGAAGATATGTTGTATGTATTAGGTGTTAAACAAGCAGATACTTACTTGCCAACCGAAGAAGAAGTTATGGAAATGGTTAAACAAGCCCAGGAAGCCGCTAAGAACAAGCAACCTAGTCCAGATGATCAGAAGAAATTGGCTAGTGCTGGATTGGATAAAGCACGTACTGACCAAATTACTGGTGATACACAAGGTAATACGCCGCAAGCACAGTTGGATATTACAAAGGCACAACAAATTCAGGCCGAGGTCGCTGGTAATACAGCAAGTGCTCAGTTAGAAGGCTATGCTTTAATTAAAGAACACAAGGCACGTGCTTACGGACAATAAATAAACGTATTGTAAGGAACGGAAATGATTGAACAAGACGTAGTAGACGCCTTCTCTAATAAGATGGCGGCTAATTTAAACGATCTTAAACGTATGACACCCAGTCAATTGGACCGTGTTAAAACTATAGGATCAAACGCAGAAAATATTTTATCTAACAGGGAATTTATCTTATTTGTAAGACAGTTTCAGTTAGAAGTAATGGATGCCTTAACAGATATTAAAGGGCATACCGCAGATGATAATAACCTGAGAGTTGCACTTACTAATCAACTCTCAGGTATTGATGGATTCATACAAGTGCTCAAACGAGCACAGTATATGAAAAACAAAGTGGTAACTCAACAGACTGAAAAGAAAGTCGAAGAGCCCAACTTATAACATTGAAAAGGAAAGACTATGGAAAACATAGTAACCGACCGCCCTAATCTCGTTCCAGAGACGGTACCGGTCGAAAATGTCAGTACGGGTTTAGATGCTATTGCTCAAAAAATGGCCGCAATGAAAGAAATGACATCGCGTAACCAATTGAGAAATACCGAATCCGCTGAGACAGGTGTTGAANAGCCGGCAAGCAAATCAGCCCCTGTGGCACCAGAAGGTACANAAGTCTTAAATGACAACAATACCGATTTAGTAGAGCCAGAAGTTGCAGAACCAGAAACAGAAGATAGTGAAGTAGCAAGTGAAGAAGTAGACGCCCAGGAAGATCCTGTAAGCCAAGCCGATTCGTCTAGCGAAGATATTATTGATTTTATTGAATTTGCTGAAGAACATCCAAACGCTAAGTTTAAGTTTAAACGCAATGGTAAAGAAATCGAAATTGACGCAAAGAAAGCCGCCGCTATTNTAGGTCAAGGTGCCGCAATTAGTGAAGATGCAAGACAATTAAAGATCGAAAAGGCCGAGTTTGACGAATATCGTGAAACAAAACGTGCCGAAACAGAAGGTCTTTTCTTGGCAATGGAATTTACAGTTAAGCCCCAGTTACAAAAGGCTTACGATGAAATTGTAAAGACACAAGGTTACCAAACTACCTTCCAGCAACAGTTGGCCGCTACGCAAGATCCTGCTATGAAAGCAAGGATACAAGCGAGTATGCAACAAAATGAAAGATACATCGCCCAAATGGGTGCTGAGATCAACAATTTGAAGCCTAAAGTAGAACAGTTTTATGAACTACGTGGTCAGCAGGTTCGGGAACAACTTGACAGCAATCGTAAAGCATTCAAGGATAAAGAGTTACGTAATAGTGCCATNTATGATGAAGTACGTGAGAAGATTGGTAAAAACTGGGAAGGTGCAAAAGGGCAATTAGTTCCTGGTATCAATAACTTGGATCTTGTTTCCGCAGATGAACATATACTCAGCCTGCTAAGAGACGGATTAAAGTATAGAGACAGACCTAAAGCCAAGTCCGCAGGTGGCAGTATTGCCGCATTAACGACACGTACCGGCTCAACTCGAATACAGTCCAATGCCAAAGGTGAATTGGAGCAACTTCAAGAAAAAGCCAAGGCTGGCGACCGAAAGGCCGCTGATAATCTGTTATTAGCAAAAATGAATGCTATGCGTAACAGACGATAATAAGTCATTAATAAAGGAGAAATAAAATGGCTACAGGTTATAATTCAACCACAGCAATTGGTAACGGAACAGGGCTATACCAAACCGATATCGTTGTTAAAGATTTAGATTTAGATGTATCAAACCGTGTTAAAGACGACACTCCAGTGTTGAATATGTGTATGGCTAAAAAGCGTAAAGTGGTTTCCACATTACCTTTATGGACAAACGACGTTTATCGTTTACCACAAACACAAGCACAACAAGAAGGTGCCGCTGTTAGTTCAGGTCAAGTTGAACAACAACAACGTGCCAACTTGGGTAACTACACACAGATTTTCAGTACAGTTGTTGGTGCTACTGGTACCGCACGTGCTGTTGAGCAATCTGGTGGAGATCCACAAGCATACCAAGAAGTTAAGCAATTGATCGAATTAATGTTCGACGTTGAAGCACAGATCGTACGTGCTGACCAAATCGGTA